AAGGACATAAAGCTTGTCGAATTGTTCAACATGGAGAAAATGTATGTTAATTTCGAAGAGGTGTTTGGTGTGAAGTTAAAGTCACCTTTTGCTCACGGATGCAAGACCGAGTTTGACATAAGACCTTGGATTCCGTCGTATGATGGTAAATTCACATTAAAGAGGACGTGTTTTTTGGTTAATAATCTGCTTCATGCCAATATGTCTGATATGTTCAAGGCTGCTACTAGGAAGTTGTTCGAGAAGAAATATTATTTTGGGGTGGTATATGAGGATGGAAGCATTCACCCTTATTGGATTTAAAACTATTTATAAACAAAAATTTACGGTTATGGCAAAGATGTTACTTATTAGTGATGAAGACTTGAAAAGTCTGATTCAAGAAGCTGTCACCAATGCGGTTGATGGTATTACGAAAAAAATTGCCTCAAGAGCTGCTAGGATTTACAATAACCAGATTTTCAGAGAATCTAGGAGAGAAGATGGCTATCTAAGTTGTGGTGCTGGGGATTCTGGTGGCTGTGGCAGTTCAGATGATGACGATGACTACGGATACGGTGGCTGTGGAGGCTCAAGTAGTAGAAGTAGCGGCGGTGGCTGTGGCGGTGGTTATGATTATAGCTATGGAGGCTGTGGTAGCGGATATGAAAGCGGAGGTTGTTAACCTTCGCTTTTTTTTGTTTATTATATCATTAAAAAAGTTATATTTTATATACTTATAGGTAATAATTTTAATGATAGATGGCTAAGAAACAGTTATTCGGAATTAAGTACCCTTTTTTGGCTGATGAAGAGACTAAATATTATGTCGCAGCCAATAAGAGTGTGGCTGAGAAGGTGAGGAGTCAGCTTATGCACATTGTGTTCACCCCTAAGGGTCAGAGAATTAGGAATCCAGAGTTTGGAACAGACCTAATCAAGTTCATATTCGATCCTAATGAGGGAATGACCTGGGAATCAGTGAAGAATGAAGTAAGTGAATCTGTTACCAGGTGGGCAACAAACATTAACTTAAATGACGTAAGGGTAGTGAAGAGTGAGGAAGATGATTCGCAGGTGTTCGTAAGACTTGATTATAGTGTTACGGAAGGCAATAAGACAACTAATGACAGCGTAGTAGTAGAATTATAATGGAAAAGAAAATCAATTATCTGAGCAGGGATTTTGCCAGCATAAAGAATGAACTTATTAAGTTCAGTAACCAGTATTATCCGGAGGTTGCTGACGATTTCACAGACTCTAGCATCGGAGCATGGTTTATAGATCTTGTTTCCGCTGTTGGAGACGATCTTTCGTACCATACAGACAGAATGTTCCAGGAGACTAACATCAATAGTGCAAACTTGAGGAGTACACTTCTCAACCTTGCACGTACAAATGGTGTGAAAGTGCCAGGAGCTAAGTGCTCAATGTGTGAGGTGGAAGTGAGTTGTGTGCTTCCAGTTGACGGTGATAACCCTAACATAGCACAACCTAACTGGAACTATGCGCCAATAGTACAGAGAACGAGTCTATTCTCTGCTGGAAATCAGAACTTTGAACTCATAGAGGATATTAACTTTGCTGAACAATTCAATTCTGATGGCTTTTCCAACAGGAAGATCATGCCTTCACGTGACTCTAATGGAAACGTAACCGGATATACAGTTTCAAAGTCCACAATAGCAATAAATGGCACTTCAAAAGTCTATAAGAGGGTTCTTACCTCATCAGACATTAAGCCATTTATGGAGGTTGTACTACCAGAGGCTAATATAACCAACATTGAGTCAGTTATATTCAAGGAAACAAGTGATATAACTAGATCACCGGAGATATACGAGTATTTTATAGACGCTGAGGAATACAGACTTTCAACTGATGCTGTAATGACTTACAGGTACTTCGAAATGGACTCTCTTGCTGATCAATACAGATTTGGAATGATAGGTGACTTCAAGAACCAGGGTACGGGCAAGGAGTTGAATAACATATATAAGCCACATCTTTATGATGATTACACAGAGTATACGTCTGACAATAAGATACAGAGGACAACGAGGTATTATCGTGGTGCTTGGAAGCCAGTCACACAGAAGTTTATAACTGAATTCACAGATAATGGCTATATGAAGCTTATATTTGGTTGTGGAAATGGTTATCCATTAATACCAGAAAATGCCACCACATATGGTGACTATATGGCATCAAACCTCGTGAACAATGATATGCTTGGAATACTTCCTAAGGAGGGGTGGACTATGTATGTACTATATCGTGTTGGTGGTGGTGTATCTACAAACCTAGGTCCTGGTTCAATCAATACCATATCAGACGCACGTGTTGACTGGGGAGGAAATACTGGTAACACAAATGGTGCTAAGAGAGGACAGGTTATTTCTTCACTTGCGATCACCAATATATCAACAGCTATGGCTGGAAAAGATGCTCCTTCTAACGAGGAAATAAAATATCTCATAAAGTATAACACATCTTCTCAGAACAGGGCTGTAACTGTAAAGGACTATAAGGCTAAGCTAATGCAGATGCCACCTAAATTCGGTGCTCCTTTCAGAAACACAGTTATAGAGTCGAATAACAAGGTTGAAATGAGCTTTGTTGGTATTAATGCTGAAGGACAGCTTGATTCTGCTCTTCCTCAGACGCTTGTTGAAAACGTTATGGAGTATATGTCCAACTACAGGCAGATAAACGATTACATCGAAATTAAAAGCGGTAAAATATACAATATAGGTATAGAGGCAGATGTCTTTGTTGACAAGAACTATAACACAGCAGATGTGATCGCAAACGTGATAGAGAAAATAAAGGAATATTTCTCAGTTAATAACCACGATATGGGAGAGGATATATTCGTAGGAGACCTTGAGAAGGAGATTTCTCTCGTTGATGGTGTAATAAGTCTCATAGAGCTTAGGGTATTCAAGCTACGAAATAATGGATACAGCCCAGATGAGTGTCCTCTTCCAACTGTTGTTCAAGGTGGTGTTTGTGAAAGTTCTATATCGTCATCATTTAAAATAGAAGGTATGAGTGACACGCCACAGATTGATCTTGAACAAACAGATCACGTTCTATACGCTGATTATAACTCAATGTATGAGATAAAGAAGCCTACAACGGATATTCAGATTAGGTGCAAGATAAGATAAATGTAAAATATTAATGTTATGTCATGTAATTGTAAAAAAGCACTTCAAATAGAGGAAAAATACGGTGTTGAGATTAAAGAAACCTTTTTACAGAAGTGCTATAGAAGTCTTTGGAAGATATTCATACTCATGTTGGGTGTTGTTATGGGAATTGTGGCAGTCCCAGTAGTTATTTTCATACTGATATTTAATCAGATATTCAGAGGTGGAAAGGGGTTGGTTTTTCCAGAAAAGTTATCAAAATATATCAATTAAACAATGGAGAAAAGTTTTAGAGTACATACCAATATAACTGGCGATACTATGCTTAATGTTAATATGAAGCAGGATTTCGATTTCCTTGAAATTCTCTCATTGAAACTTAGGCAGAAAGATGCTTACAGAATACACTCTTCCAACTATGGAGTTATAGTTGGAAGGGTTCTTGCTAATGATGCGTTCGGTATTCCAAACGCAAAAGTATCCGTTTTCATAGAGAGAGATACATCAGATCCTGGTGAGATAGAAGATATATACCCATATAGTGACGTTATGTCTAAGGACAGTAGCGGTATAAGGTATAACCTTCTACCTGACTATAGCGACGACGTTTGTTATAGGGTTGTAGGTACATTCCCAAGAAAGAGATACCTTCTTGATGACAGTGTTCAACTTGAGGTATATGAAAAGTACTGGAAATATACTAGTGTTACCAATAAAGCTGGTGACTATATGATATTCGGTGTGCCAGTTGGTGGACACCAGATACACGTTGACATCGACCTTTCTGATATTGGCGTATTGTCACAAAAGCCAAGAGACTTTTTCTTCAAAGGTTACAATCTTGAAGAATTCGATAGTCCTAGTCAGTTCAAGGAGAGTACTAACATTGATGGACTAAGACAGATAATATCACAGAACAAATCTACGAACGTATATCCTTTCTGGGGAGATCCAGAGAATGGTATAGCAGCAATTACAAGATGTGATGTTCAAGTTAACTATAAGTTCGAACCTACTTGTGTGTTTATGGGTGCTATTGTGTCTGATAATGAAGGGCACGCAATAGGACATAGGTGTGCTCCAGATGAAGATAGTGGTTTGAATGATCAGCTCATTGCCGGAGAAGGTACAATCGAGATGATTAGAAAGACACCAGACGGTCTTGTAGAGGAATACCCTATACAGGGTAATGCACTTATTGACAGTGACGGTGTGTGGTGCTATCAGATTCCTATGAACCTTGACTATGTTGGTACTGATGAATACGGTAACATAGTTCCTACTGATGATCCTTCAAAGGGTATACCTACAAGGACACAGGTAAGATTCAGAATAAGTAAAAGGGAAACTGGTGACGAGGGTGTTTCAAGACATACTGCAAAATACCTAGTGCCAATGAATCCGGTTCTTGATGAGTCCAAGGAACAACCAACCACAAAGGCTAAGACCGGACTTGAGATGGAGAAGATGTACGTCTTCGGTTCAAGTACACCTCAGAGTTGTTTCCGTGATCTCTATTGGAACAACGTATATAGTGTAAAGAACTACGTACCTAAGGTACAGGTTGCTCACAGGGCACATTCTACAGAATACGGTGCATTGAAGGGTGCTAACCTTGTAGGTAATCAGAATCCTGTTCCATTTAACAAACTAAGAATAGACTTACCATTCTCTTATATTATCGTATGTATATTGTTCACAATCGTTATGATTATCATAACGGTTATCAACGCTATTATATATGCTATACAGGAGGTTAGAGGATGGTGTATCAAGATACCTCTTCTTGGTAGAATTTGTCCGTTTAAACTGTTAATACCTAAGATGGGTTGTATATCATTGAGCGCAGGACTCAGTGATGGTAACAATGTGGCTTATTATCCAGGTTGTGGATGCCCTGGTAGTGAGGCTTGTAATAACTCTGACTGCCCAGAGGATATGGGAAGCAGATGTACGAAAAGTTCTGACAACAGTGAGTTGAAGGATAAAATACAGCAAGCTCTTGCACTTGACTATAAGATTGTAAAACTTGATTTCTACCAGGACTGGCTTAACGGTACTCTGTATATGCCTCTTTGGTATTGGAGAAAAACCAAGAAAAAGAAGTTCCTTTTCTTCACCATAGCAAGCGCAAAGAACGAGTATTGTAGTTGTGATAAGGAATACAGCAGGCTTAAGACTTATGTCACCTGTAATATAGCGTATAACGACAATAGTCTTGGCGTAACAGATAGTAATGTTCCAGAAGATGAAGAGAGGTGGCACAAGAATAATAAAAAGAATGTAAGGTACTTAAACGGTCTTATCAAGGAAGTTGAAAACAACGATGGTCTGAAGGCGTATTACTATACAGCTTTCCAGGCTCTTGACGATGCTGTAACACCTCATATGCCTATTGATAAGAGGCTAAGCCCATTCCACATAGCAGTGCTCTACGCTACTGATATTATACTGTTGGGTAATCTCAATGAGGATAATATATATGGTATTCCTCAGTTATTTACTTCATTACCATCTACAACAGCAAATCTTCCTCCAATAGCAACAGTACAGGAAAACATAACAGATGAGGACAGGGATACTGAATCCGATGTTATAACTGGAGAATCAGAGGATGCTGGTACTGTTATAACAACTGGTATGGACTGGGAGCATTACGGAGAGGATCAGACCCCTCAATATAAGAAGGGATTGTTTATTGATTTGACTTGTACCTACGTGGGTACAAAAGCTAAGTCATGTATCAACGTGGAGCGTCTTAGCGAACTTGGTGTAAACCTTGACTCTACATATGAGATGTCTTATGCAAACGGTAGCACCGATTTCAAGAAAGGTATGATTGACTCAGATGGTTTTATAAGCAAACTTGAACTTGATGACCTTGAGACTAGGGCTACTTTTGCAACACTTAACCATATGGGTTTCATTCCACAGGATTACCAGGAATCAATAGGAAGCTATCAGACTCAAGTGCCAGACGAGAGGACAGGATACCTTGTACCTAAGTTCAAGTATGTATATCCTGTTGATTTCGACGGTAGGTTACAGCCTATTATGACACGATACAAGAGGGATTTCGAACAGGCTATGTATGACGAGCAGGATGAGTCATATATCACTTTCAGACTTGGTGCTGAATCAAGCAAGAAATCTAGCGATAATCTTGAAGGAAGGGTAAGACATTTTTATTATGTTGGTAATACTTACGAAATGCCGATATATAATAACTCATTCTATTTCTATTTCGGTATAAACAAGGGAAATACTGCCATTGACAAATTCAATAAACTATTCTATGCGCCATGTTTCCAGAGAGATAAGAAGCCATTCTCAATTAACATTGACGCATTGGGCAAATCATATTGTCCTAGTACATATGGAGATGGCAATGAGGCATATAATGGTTATGGGTATATAAAGTTCTCTTCTGAGGACATAGTTACCCCATATTCATATACTCTGTATGATTCATCAGCTAATGTAGTTGTTCCTACTGAAACTGGAATGACAGCTACCGAATTTGTTATTGGTGGGTATATAGATGAAAACGGTAAGACTATTATGAATGAGGGTGGTATTGTGAAATATCAGCTAAGTGAAAACCCTGGAGAAGAACCCCAACCAGTTGATAATCTGTATGGTACTGACGGTCTCACTAACCAAACATACATACTTGAGATAACTGATGCCAACGGTAAGAGGATGAGTGAGAGAATAGAACTTAAAGTGCCTAAGATATCAATAGATTTCACATCTGAGGGACTTAGTACCAAGTTCTATAGCACTGGAAGCACGAGAATGGACTACATCTGTAATAAGGATAATATGTATTACGGAAAAATAGACATCAAGGCATTCAGCATTGACGGATTCCTGTTCTATGTTACTGGTGTTTCTAGCAGTGGATATTCAACGAATAACGACTCTTTCATTATTACCCTTAACGGAACTAATATAGAATATGATGAAGAAGGACATTCAGTACCAGGAATCACTGCGTCGGCAGTTGCATTTATATCTACAATCAACACAGAACGCCCAGGGTGGGTTAAGGAATGTCTGTGTAAGGAAACAACCGGAGGAAGTACCAAACCTTGGGCAGATATTGTAGATCCAGCAGAGGAAGAAAGAATGTTGGAGAATCAGAAGGTTGTTGAGCTATATGTATATCAGCCAAACAGATTCTCCATAACAGTTTCTCAATATTGTTGTGCTTTTGGTAGTACTGACGACTGTAAAGTTGTTTCAGCAAATACCACATCAGATATTGCGACAGTTCCTAATGGAGTTAACTTCAACGCATATTTAAGTGGTATGCCAGTTAGATTTATGCTAGGTACACTTACTGATAGTGCTTCTGCTACAACCGCAAATAAGAGCTACTTCTATGCCAATAGTCCTACTGAAGGCGGAAGAGATGGCGTAATAGTTGGTGATGAGGATAGTATTGCAATGCCAGCCGGAAAGAAGATAAGTGGCTGGTATGGTCTTCACCAGGAAGATACGTACAGATGGAATTTGTCTGAAAACCAGGTAGTTAAGAGAAACCAAGATATGTGGGGTGATTTCGTTAATATACGTACAGAGATATCAGACCACAATGTTAAGGGTAAGATACTTGAGTTCAAGTTTAATGCTATGTTCTCCCTTTCTAGTGCCGCATATGTAGTAGAGGACGATCCTACTTTCAGATTTGAAATCAAGGGTGGAGTAAGTCCAATATTGTATAGGACGGTTTCTCCTAAATATAGCAATATTGATGCTATGTTTGACAGGTTCATCTTAACAGACAACAACTCTGTTACTGGTCACTATCTGTATCCTAATATCGTAGGTAGGAACTATGTTTATGTACACCAGGACGGGTGGAGAATCTATCATAGGAATAGAGGTCCTAACTTCAATTATTATTATAGTGGTGATGACGACGTATTGCTTGGTAACTACTTTGCAGGTTTCACCAACAATGGAGGTTATACTTCCAAGACTGCTGTTGATACATCGCTCAAGGTGATGAAAGCACCTACCAACGCAAAGGTAACCCCAATGGAAGGTGCTGAAAAGAGACTTGGTAGAAACGAGGAGGGTGGTATAAGCAGATTCCCTTATGCATATGAGAAAAGAGGAAATTACTTACCATATCTTAGAGCTATGTTCGTAGATAGGCGAC